CATTACAATATTGCCATGTCATATGAGGGGGGTGGGATAGAAGAAATTAAGGAATACATTGCAGGATTCTTTATGGCATTTCAGTACAAGACTTGGAAGAAAGTTAAGTTTACCGAAAATAGCTTGGCTTTTGATTCATTGTTTTCGATGAGAGTTAAAGAGCTTGGCTTAAAAATTGGTTTAATACGTTCACTTTATGTTTTTCATTCTTATAGACCTTGGACTGATTTCGAGCCTTGGAATGAGAAAAAACATTTAATGAAATAAATAGTATCTTTATGATAAAATTATTAGTTGACCTAGCACCATTTCAGAAAGGCGAAGTAATAAGCGTAGGCAAGACTTACGACACTTACCTAGTCGACAAAGGATTAGCAGTTTGGGTCAAAATGGACAAACAAGAAATTGAAACGAAATGAGCATAATTAGACCACTCGACATTAGATACAGTTTCCAAGTAGCAACAGAGCCAATTACTCTTCCAGAGGCAAAGGATTGGATGCAAATTGATTATAATGACTGGGATGCTTTTATAACAAACGAATTAATACCTTCTGCTAGAAATGAATCTGAGAAAGCTTCAGGAATGCTTTATGTTCAAAGAAATGTCGTTATCACGAATAATAAAAGAGGCGAGAGAATATATCCAATTGGCCCTTGGGTGGCGGATGTAACAACTGATGAAACAGAGGTAGAAAATTACACCTACACAGCTGGTTTTAATAACTCTAATCCTTTGCCTTTGGACTTGCGAGTAGCGATGCTTAAAAGGATTGCAACGGATTTTGCGTTTAGACAGAACATGATTAGCGTTCAGGAGCAATACGCTCAAAAGGCGAGCATTTCAGCAGAGTTAAAATATAGAGCGGACTTATTTGTATGATAAATTTTGGCAAGTACGATCAAAAGGTTGAGTTTGTTTCATTTCAAGCGGTAAGTGATGGAGCTGGAGGTACAACAGTTAATCCGGCAACACGTTTATCTACCTATGCTTCTGTAAAGCAAACAAACGGAGGAAACGCTTTGGAGGCTGGAGAAATGGTTTTGCCAAATACGTATACAATTACTATTCAACATCGAGTTTCTTTCATCCCTAGCGAAGATCATCAGGTTTATTATCGTAACCGCTATTACAAAATTCTTGGCGTTCAATTAGATGACCAACGGCAACACAAAGAGTATATCATTAAAATGGTTGGAGTATAATGGCGGTAACTTTTAAAGGTTTAGATCAAGCTTTGGCTTATATTCAAAAAAAAGAAACTGCAATGATTGAAGCAGTTAAGGATGTTTTAGCTAACACAGCAACAAATGTCGAAAAGCAAGCAATTACATCTGCTCCAACTCAATGGGAGGGATTTCCTTTAAACATTAAGCAAAAAATTGATAAAAAATCTTCTAACAATGGATTACTTTGGCAAGTTGGTGTAGATGTTCCAACGAGTGGTGAACAATGGGAAGCTTGGATGGAATTTGGCACAGGTTTAAGTGCTAGAGAGATTTTATCAAATCCACAATATTCTCAAGAAGTAAGAGCTCTTGCTAGGACATATTATAGAAATGGTAAAGGTCGTATTGTTGGACAGCCTTACCTGATGCCGGCATTTTACAGAAATTCGGCTAATTTAGTAAATGATATGGTAGACGAAATAAATAAAGTTCTAAAATGAGAGAAATAGCAACCGATATACGAAAGGCAGTCATTGCCGCAATTTCACCTTTAACTCTTAGCGGTGTGACTTTGCCCATTTACGATACTGAGTTGCCTCCTGGGATTAATCCTGCTGTCTACCAAGGCTCAGCTGCTTACGTTCTTATCACAGATCAAAACGAAACTGAGACAACGAACAACGATTGCACAATTAGACAAAATGCAACCTTTCAAATAAATATTGTAACTAAGTTTGCTCAAGGTAACGGAGGTAAAAAGCTTTCTGAAAATATTTCCAATTCAATTCAACTTAAAATGAATTTGACAGATATTGTCTTGCCAATAGATTTGCAAGCGATTAATATCCGTAAAAACTTTTCTCGAGTTCAAATCGAACAAGGGAGTAGTCAAATAGCTTACCAAAAAATCTTGTCTTACACCTTGGATATTTTCTTCGTGTCTTGATAATTAAAATTTTATGTATATTTGTTAAAACGAATAAGCAATGGCAACATATCAATTAGGCAATTTCTTTACTTTCGAGTGGAACTCTCTTCCAGTCGTTTGTAAAACTTCCGCTTCAGTTTCCATCTCCAACGAATCTGTAACCGTTAGAAACGATTGCACGGGCGATTATGGAGTTAGACTTGAAGGCGGAGACAAATCAGGTTCTTTCTCTTTCTCAGGAGACCTAGATTTTGCATCTACTGGAGTATCTAACCTTTCAGCTTTTGACTTGATGGAAGACATCGGAAAAGTATTTGAATTGGTTTTTGGTGGTACTGACTCTGGTGACAAAATTATTACAGTTGATGCTCAGTTAAACTCAATTGAGATTACTGCTGAAAGAAACTCTCAAGTATCTTTCTCAGGAACTTTCGACTTTGCTGGCGCTCCTGTTATTAGCGTTATACCAACCTAAACAAAATATATGGCTAAGTACCATTCAGCTCCTTTTAAAGAAGGGGAGATTTTCTTTTACCCAAATTTGGGTGCTTTGGCGAACTTTGAGGATTTTACACAACAAGGAATTGCCGAGGCATTTAGTGGCAAAACAATTCCAAAACTAGATTTAATCTATGTTTTGTTGCTAGAATGCCACAAAGTTGCTTGTATTCGTAAATCCATTAAGCCAGTAGAAATTGATGAATTGAAAACTTGGATTGATGGCAAAGATGTTATGAATCTATTTAACGATGTTTTAGCCGACCTTTTAATTGAGCTTGGCATTAGCAACCCAACCGAGGAAAAAAAAAGGTAAATGACGAAGAGCAGACAACTGCTCGAGAATATTTAATGCTGCTCGTGGGGCGTACTAAGGTGCCTTATGAGCAGCTTTTTTCTTTAAGCATAAAAGAGATTAATGCTTTACTTAAAGGCCATGAGACAGACTATAAAGACTTAATAGAAAGTCTTAGAGTACACGCTTTAATTGGTTTGCAACCTCATTTAAAAAAGGGAGCAAATTTAAGTCCCGCTAAAATATGGCCTTTACCATGGGATTATATTCCAAAGCCTTTGGAGTCAACAGCCGAAGACTTTGCTAAAGCAAAGAAATTGTTGGAAATTGCAAGTAAACTAGAAAGAAATGTCAAATCCAAGAATAGAAGTTGACTTTGTTGTAAATGTTGATGGGGTATCAAAAGCGGTTACCAAGGCAACAAGCCAGCTAGATCAATTAGGCACCGCCGCGCAATCGGCTGCGCCAAAATTTGAGCAATTATCAAAATCTACTAGTAGATATAATGGTATAGGAATTGATTTTGCTAGAGTAATTCAAGATGCTCCTTTTGGAATTATTGGTGTTGGTAACAACATTCAACAATTAGCTCAATCATTTTCTACTTTAGGTAATGCTGGAGATTCAACAAGATCAAAAATAAAATTAGCATTTCAACAAATTGTCAGTTCTGGAAATCTTTTAGTTTTAGCTGTATCAGCTATAACAACTATATGGACTCTTTATGAGAAAGGTGCTTTTAAATCTGCTGATGCTACAAAATCATTAAGAGATCGATTAGATGAATACAGAGAAACATTAGATGGAGTAACAAAAGCAAATTTAGAAGGTCAAATTTCTGCTCAAAAAGAAATATCTAATTTTAAGCTTTTAACAGTTCAAGCTCAAAACACTAATATTTCATTAGAAAAAAGATTACAAGCCGTTGAGGAATTAAAAAAGCAGTATCCTCAATATTTAAAAAGTTTAACCGATGAACAGATATTAACTGGGAAAGTTGGTGAGTCTTATAAAAATTTAACAAATGATATCTTGGCTCTAGCAAAAGCTAAAGCATTATCTGCTGAATTGGATAAAAAAGCAGGCGATGTTTTAACACTTAGGTTACAAGAAGAGCAAAGAGCAAATGAAATTTTACAATTAAGAGAAAAATTACAAGATGCTATAAATAATAAAGTTGATGCTGGTGCTAGAGTTGCTGGTCAATTTACTGCGGAGAATGATGACGCATTGATTATTCAAATGAATATCGATAAATTGATTAAGGAACAATTAAAAAGTGCAGAGCAAAGAAATAAAATTATAAAAGAGCAATTATTTATTGAATCTCAAATTGTAAATGAAAGTTCAAAAGGGGCAAATTTTGTTAAACAATCTGGTAAAGGAATTGATGAAAATAAAGAGAAACTAAAAAAATATTCTGAAGGTTGGGACGAATACAATTTGCGACAAGAAAGTGCTAGAGCATTAACAGATAAATTAACATTTTCAAGTAAAGAATACGAAAAGCAAATATTAAAAGTTTTAAGTACAAATAAAGAGCCAATTATACCTGTTGTAACTGGCGATAATGCTTGGGATCAATATACATTCTCTGTTTATCAACTTGAAAAAGCTTCTTTTGAAGCAAATAAAGAAATAGTTAAAACTTCTCAAAACGCATTGGAGTTTGGAGAAAGAATAAAAGGTCTTGAAAATAAAGAAGTAAAAATTAAAACAACATTTGAGGGACTTGGTGATGAAGCAGCTGCCCCAAGTCCATTTCAAAATTTTGTTGATTTAATAGCATTACAAATTGATAAATTACCAAGTTTAGAGGAAAAGGTTGCAGATTTTGCATTTGCGATTTCAGATATATTAGATCAAAATATTTATGAAGCATTTACCGATTTAGGCACATCTTTAGGTGAGGCTTTGGCTACTGGTGGGAATGTACTTTCAGCAGTTGGTAAATCATTGTTAGGTAGTGTTGGAAAATTACTTGGTGATTTTGGTAAGCAATTAATTGCTTTTGGTGTTGCTGGATTGGCTTATTCTAAATTAATTAAATCTTTATTTACAGACCCATTAACAGCTGCCCCAAAAGCTGGTTTAGCAATTGCGGCTGGTGTTGCCTTGGTTGCAATATCAGGAGCAATTGGAGCTACAATGAAAGGTAATGCAAGTGGAGGCGGAGGCGGTGGAGGAGGAGCTGGTGGAGGATCAGCCGCTCAAGGTTCTACATTTACTGGTGGCGCCCAAGGAGGTTTATTCGCACAAAACAGAGA